TTTGTCTAAATTGATTGTTGGCCCTTCGGGGTGTCCTAACTCTCCGAATGCTCTTTGTTCGTTTACAAATTCTTTAATGTAACGTTTGACCTCTTTGTCCATGATTTCTTTAGGGTAGACTCTTCCGTTACGATTCTTAATGTCTGCTTGCATGAAGACACCTTCGATAAAGTAATCTTTTTTACCATTGTCTTTAGATTCTACTAATGGTTTTGCTTCGTTATACTCTGAAATTAATTTCATTGAAAATTTCCTCTTCTGTTACCCCTTCAAAATTCATTTGTTTAAAGAGTTTGGATAATTCCTTCACAGATTTTTCTGCGTCCTTTAAGTCTTTATAAGGCCCAGTTTCATTATTATTCACGAATGCATAAATGTCTCTACCCATTTTGGTATACGTAATGGTATAATTTTTACCACCCGTTTTCATGCTATCCACCTTAAGTTCTTTATGTTTTTTAGGCAATTTAAATTTTGCCTCATAAAGTTCTCTTGAGATAGATGCAAAAGACTTCATTTACTCTTCCTCAACAGTAGTTTCAGGTTCATTTTTCATCCAATCAACCTGTGCTTCTACTCTCTTCATGTCCACCGCTTGGGCAGCTTTTTCTCTAATACCGTCAAAGATAGAATCTTTAGCGTCTTGCAACTTACCTTGTTCTATCTCGTCAACTATTTTCTTTGCTATTTCTGTCATTTATTAAAATCCCCCAAATTCATCGTCACCACCTTCTTCGTCTCCACCTTCGTCTTCCATTTGTTTGTCGAGAAGTTTTATTTCTTCTTCGGTTTGCATTAAGATATTCTTACGTACAAACTCCTGAGAATAATACTTACCAACATACTCGTCAACGGTTGATAAAGTCTCAAGTCTCTCACGCATAATTTCAGCGTCTTTCAACTCTGCGAAGTGGTTATCACTAGCATAATCAAACTGGCAGAAGTCTTTGACTAACTTGTCAAATTCTTCTTGACTTACAATTTCTTTAAGTATTAATTGTGTTCTTAAAACGTCAATGAATACTCTACTAAACTTCTTTTGAAGTCTGTTTGTGAACTTATTAAACTTAAGTTCGTCTCTTTGGATTTCGGACGCACGTCCCAAATTGAATCCTGCGTCTGCTTCCATTCTAGAAGCTGGAATACTTAAACTCTTGTATAACTTCGACTTAAAGTATTCAATGTCTTCTATCTCCGAGAGATTTTGTCCGCCTGGCAAAGTTGTTATCTCTGTCCCACGTCCACCTTCTCTCCTAGGTAACCAAAAATCTTCCAACATAGACATATGTTTTCTATCATCTTTGATTTCACCTGTGTCTGCGTTGTAAACAAGTTTGTTTCTATACTTGTTCATAACCTCAGACAAATACTGTTCTGCTTTTGCCTTTGGAAGGTTACCTACGTCAATGTAGAATATCCTTCTCTCTGGCGCACGTGATATCCTATAGATAACAAGTGCGTCTTCCATCATTGATAACTGATTTGCAGTCTTCAATGCTTTGTGCAAATATCCGATTACAACATTCTTTGTGTAATCTAATAACCCTGATGTAGTATATGATACTGCTTCAGGGGCAATCTTCACCGTTGTTCCGTCATTCGCTGAAGATTTATCGAAACCTTTATCGTTGAAGACATAAAATTCTTCAACTTTCTTTATTACGTCAACACCTGCTTTGTCCGATTTACCTTTGATTACATTTCTGACCTTCTTAATTTTAAGTGGGTCAATGTTTCTTAGGTCTACAATACCTGCTTTCGGACGTTTGCCGTCAACGACCTTATGGAAGTATATCCTTCCATCTACGTACCATTTTCGGAATAATTCGTGAGAGTTCTGATTGAACTTCATTAAGGCAAGAATATGATTAAACTCGTCATGTATCTTGGTCTTGATACTGTCAGAGAGCTTCACATCTCTGAGGTCGAGTGATACAATCTTGTCTTGAGAATCCGATGTGATACACTCATTAACAATATCTTCAATCGCTGAGTCACACTCAGGGATTAGAGATATTTCACGGTATCTTGTAATGAGACCTGTCTCATTCTTAATACCACCTTCCATATCAATGTAGGAACCATATGCCCCACCTGATATGAAACCGCCTGGCTGTTGTTGAATGACGGGTGTACCGTCATCTTCGACAGGCGGAACAAAACTAGGTGCCGTTGACACCTCTATGTTTCGCAACTCGTCTTTCTTACGAGTTATTTCAAACCCAAAAATTTCCATGCTAATATTTATACTCCCCTAAAATGAGGGTGTACTTCACTTTAATTAAATAACTCTTTCCCAGTGAGAGTAGTCAAATGAAACTTCAAAAGTTTCAACTTCGTCAGCAGTTCCCATATTCAGTTCGATTCCACCGATATTTTGAGGGAACATATTGAAGAATTCGTATCTCGCAAGGACTGAGTCATCTTTGTTTAATTGTTCAACGAATGCTCTTGATAACAAATAATCGTTATTAATTGCACCGATACCTGAATCTAACTGACTGATATCCAATTGCCATGCTTCTAGTGCACTTCTTACACTGAATTCAACATCGTTGATTACAGTAACTGTCCATGCTTCAAAAGTCCTGTCTCCAGCAAGTTTTAAGTTCATTCCTCTGAATGGAACTGTTACCTGTCCGACAGTCATAGCGGGAATCTGAGCAGCTTGACATAGGAACTCAATCTTATTACCTGTTCTAGGTATGAAGACTCTGAACCTATTAGCTCTAGGGCCACCAGCGATTAATTGCGCTTTAAATTCATCTATTGTTGCCATTTATTTCTCCCTTAGACTGCACCGTAAATTTCACTAAACTCTACACCTGACCTAGCAGCTACAAAGTTAAGTGTGATAAAGTTAATCGACCTGTTAGGTTTAACGAAGATTGAACATACAAATTCGTTTCTATCGATAACACTATCAGTGTTGTTTGTTTCGTCACACAATACTGAGAAATCTACAAGACCACGTCTGTTCTTAACGTCTCTCAAGAAAGGTTCTACAGCAGCTCTAAATTGTGCTCTAGTGAATGCGTCATTGAATTCAAAGAGTTGTGCTTTAGCGGCTGTTGCGATTGCTTTCTCTAGGACTATGAACAATCTTCTTACATTGATTCTATCGAATGCAGAAGGTGTTGATAACATTGTTTTGTCACCAAATAGGACTGTTCCTTGGCCTGGGAATGTAACGATTGGGTTAACCCTTGCACTGTATAAGTCGTCTCTAGACGATTGTGAAGGATTAAATGCAAGTTTAGTTACACCTAAGTATTGACCTCTTGAGAAACCAGCAGGTGAGAACCATGGGTCTCTTAGTAAGTCACTTCTTGCCATTAGACCTGCAGTATGTCCATTGCCTGGAATCCAACAGTATTTGTCGTTATATCTTTCGTAAACGTATAACCAACCACTATCCATAACTGAATAAGAAGAACTTGTTGCAGTGTTAGCGGAAGTGATAACGTTTGCAGATTGTGATGATTCGGAAGTAACTCCAACTACGTCACTCTTTCTTGGTGATACGATTGCCATACAATCTTTTCTGTTTTCACAAAGAAGAATCGCCTGATTTGTTAAAGTTGTCCAATCATTTAAAATTTCTTGGTCTGTTCCTGAACCATTATCAGTTCTTGAGGAACCTACGATTAAGAATGAAATGTCTACAGTTTCTGCGTCAGCAAAGTGTGTGTTCCATGCACCATATTTCTCAGCGGCGGTTGGCATTCTACCATTGTTACCACCTGATAGTGAATCATTTACTGGTAAATCGATTGCACCGAATGGGTCTGAAACAGCTTGTGCTAATGTTCTGTGTTCACTAGAAGTATCGTGTGTACCTGTTACTGGTGAAGCGTCATCTCCAACGGAGTGTCCTGCCCAGTATACGTACTCTGATGTTCTTTCTATTACGTCTCTGTAGTAATTTGATGCACCCTGAGCGTCTTTAGCGTCACTTGCAAGTGATACGAATGGGAATACCTCTAGAACTTCGTTTTGAGTTCCAGTCCATACACCGTCTTCGTCACTGACTACTACGTGACATTCGTCATTGGCTGCACCGACAGCGGCTGCAGATGCGGAAGTGCCTGGGGCTTTATCAAAGAAAGAATGGAACTCCCAAAATCTGTTAATGTTGACTG